TGGAGCTTTAGATGAACGTCGAACAACTGAGCGAGAAGCGTGCCACGGTCCTCGCGACCGCGCGCGAACTCGCGAACAACCCCGAATCCGACATGGCCCAGGTCAAGAGCCTGATGGCCGAAGCCGAGCAGATCGCCGCCCGCATCGAAGCCGTCAAGGCGCTCGGCGAGATGGCACCGGTTGCGCCCAAGCCCGCGCAGATCGACGAGCCGTGGAAGGCTGGGACCATCTCCCGCAACCTGCTTCCTGGTACTCGCGATGAAGCCAACTTTAAAGCTTACGCTTGGGGCCAGTGGGCTCGCTCGATCATGGGCAATCGCAAGGCCGCCGATTGGGTCAAGCACAACCTCAAGGCCCAGAGCGAAGGTACCAACAGCGCTGGTGGTTACACCGTTCCCGATCCTCTGTCCAGCGACCTGATCTACCTGCGCGAGCAGTTCGGTGTGGCTCGCCGCGTGGCGAAGATCTACCCAATGTCTGCGGACACCCTGAACGTTCCGAATGCCACGGTTTCCACCACGGTCTATTACCCCGGTGAAAACGTGGCGATCACCGCTTCCGACATGACATTCGATCAGGTAGCGCTTGTCGCCAAAAAGATGGCCGTTCTGACGCAGGTTTCCAAAGAACTTGCCGAGGACTCGATTATCGACTTCGGTGCCACGCTTGCCCGAGACATGGCTTATGTCATGGCGAAGGAAGAAGACCGCGTGGTCTTTAACTCCAGTTATCCAACGACCGCTGACGCCTCCGGACTCAAGGGTATCCCGCGTGTCCTGACCGATCTCGCTTCGGGGACCGTTGCGAACTATGGCAACGTTGCCGGTATCTTGGTCGGAGCGGCTGGCACGGGTGCAGCATGGTCTGGTTTCACTTTGGCGAATGTCCAGACTATCCTTGGACGGCTTCCGGCCTATTGTGACAATCCCGCATGGTTCATGCACAAGAACTTCTTCTACAACGGGATTGCTGACAAGCTGATCGCTCTGTCGGGGAACAATATTTCCGACATCCAGAATGCGTACAGCCCGACGCCCACCCTCTTCGGTTTGCCGGTTTATTTCGTGCAGAATATGCTGTCCGCTCCGGCTGTTAGCTCCTGCGTTGCGATTGTCGGCGATCTTGGCAAGGGTGTGGCATTCGGCGATCGGCGTGGCGTTACGGTCGAGGTGAGCGACCAGCGGTATTTCGATGCTGATCAGCTCGCATTCAAGGCAACCGAGCGCTATGCTCTGAACTGCTTCGATGCAGGCAACTACAGCGCGACTGCTTCGTCTCGACAGGCTGGTTCCTTCGCTGCGTTGTTCTCCGCAACCACCTAATCCAGACTCGTCTGGTATCGACCAAGCCCCTCGGTGGACGCACCGGGGGGCTTTTGCCTTGTGGGATAATCGAGACATGGCACTCTCCCGAGCAGACGCGATCGCCAGGGTCTCGCTTTGGTGCGACGCGACCTCCTATCCCGAGGTCTCGACCACCGATATCGGGACGGTGGTGGACCAGTTCGACCGGTTCGGCACTTGGACCGCCAGCACGGCCTACGCGGTCGGAGACCGGGTAGTACCGACGACTCCCAACGGGCGCGTTTACGAAGCCCGCAGGGCCGGTACAAGCGGGACTACCGAGATCGACTGGCCCACGGCACCCTACGCCCAGTACCAAGGGTGGAACACCAGCGATGGCACCTCCGATCCGACGCTTCTCTGGGTCGATGCCGGTCCCGCCAACGTCGAGCGCTACGACGTCCGGAGCGCCGCCCGGCAGGTGTGGCTGATCAAGGCGTCCCGCGTGGTCGGGGAGATCGACTCCAAGGACGGCTCCGCGGACCTCAAGCTCTCCCAGCTGCGGACCCATTGCCTCGAGCAGGCCGAGAAGTTCCGGCCGATGGTGATCTTCTGATGACCGCGCCCACCCTCGAGGAGCGCCTCACGTTCCGGTTCGTTCAGCGTCTCTGCACCAGCACGATTACGGTCGAGCGGGCCTACATCACCGCGGACGGCATGGGCGGCCAGACGACGACCTGGAGACCGCTTATGACCATCCCGGCGCGGCTGGTGAACAAGGCCGATTCGGAGTCGGTGATCGGGGACGGGATCCAGCCCACCGCGACATGGGACTTGTACGTCCACTCGGACGCCCAGATCCAGCCGCACGACCGGATCCGGATCGCCGGGGACAATACCAGGATATTCGATGTGGTCGGAAACGACCGGGGGCAATCTACACTTTTGATCCAGAAGATCGGTCTGGTGGAGAGGGGCAGCTGGTGAGCGAGATGTTCTGGCTTGGGATCGCGGGTCTGGTTGTCTCGACCGGGTCTATCATCGCGACCGTCTTGGTCTCGACGCGGAACATGGCCGCGCAGCACAAGCGCGAATCAGACAAGCTCTCCACGGAGATGCACGAACGGGTGGCGGTCCTGGAGACCAAGATAATGGCATTCGCGGAGCGTGTCTCGACTTTCGAGCGACACATCCAGAAGCAGATCGATGATCTGAAGATCCGGATGATGGAACTCGAGAAGGAGGTTCGTCGTGAAAAATCTGTCCGTTAAGCGCCTTGCTTCGGTCCTCTCGGCGGCCGTGCTGGTCTCGGGCTATCCTGCGTTCGCGGCGGCGTTCCAGGCTCCGCTTCCCGAGGGTGCCGGAGTCGAGGAGATCGCGGTCCGGTTGCAGCTCGCGGTGGTGAACGGTCTCAATGCGATCATCCCGAGCATTGTCTCCGCTCTGGTGGGCTTCTTCACCAGGGCCGATCGGCACCTGCCGCTGCTCTCGGTTGCAGAGATCGAGGACGGACGCTGATGCTCCAGATGCTGTTCCCGCCGAGGTTGTCGCAGGCGCTCGCAGGTGCGGCTCCTGCGGATGTAACGCTGGTGATCGCCGCCGCGAACCAGTTGATGGGCATCGGCTTCATCGCCGAAAAATCCATAACTGTGAAAAAGGTTGCATTGCGATTCGGGGCGATCAGCGGCTCTGCGGATGTCATTGTCTCGATTTACGCGACGCTTGCCACCGATGGGTCTCCCACCGGCACAGCAATCGTGCAACAGACAATCGCGGCAAATACGCTTACCGCTAATGCGTGGAACGAGATCACGTTCACGACCACCGGCAACATCACGATTGGTACACGGTATGTTATCGATGTTCGCGCCGCGGCGACGTTTGCAACGACGTCCGTGGCGCTGGTGGCGGGCAACACCAACTACAATGATGCGTCTTTTCTCCCGTACTCTTACGGTACTGTCACCGGCACGACGACCTACACGCCATCAACGACCAGATTTACCGAGCAGTTCGCGATCATCGACAACAGCGGTACACCGAACTGCATTGGAGGCATGGGTACTGCCGATACAACGATTCCGCTCGGCGGTTCGGGTACTCCCGTTCTGGAGGCGGGCAATCGGTTTAAGATCGCCAGTTCAATCTGCCAGACATACAAAGTTATGGGTATCCGCGTGACTGCGGACTCGACGGCACAGACCACGCCGAATATTGTGGTGTCGGTCTACGACTGGTCGAGCGGCAACAACTCGACGGCATTGCAGCAGGACACGTTCGGCCCATACACCAACAACATCACGGGCAGGGCGGTGGCCGACTACTTCTTCAGCAGCCCGGCGACATTGTCCGCTGGGTCCGAATACATAGCATCGATCGGTTTGTCCGCGACGAGTGGCACCACGATCATGACGGTGGGATCTAATTCGGACGCTCCCAACGCATACAAGCCGGTACTCTGGGACCAGACCAACGATTACAGCTACGATCGGGTATCGAGGACGTCCTTAACCGGATCGTGGACTGCAACGACCGATTCGATCGTATCGTTGCAACTGATCATCGAGGTGGTATCGTTCCCGAGCTCTGGCGGCGGGCTATTGGTGCATCCAGGCATGACCGGAGGAATCAGAGGATGAGCAAGCGTTGGATCAAAGCGGCCCAGATCGATCAGACGATTGATCTGTTCATATTGGATTCGTCCTCGACAACTGGAGCCGGTCTCACGGGATTGACCTCGGGCAGTTCGGGCCTGACCTGCTATTACCGCAAGGGTGCTACCGGGACCGCCCAGCCGCTCACGCTGGCGAGCCAGACCGTGGGTGGCGCTCATACTGACGGCGGTTTCGTCGCGATCGACGGGACCAATATGCCGGGGCTTTACCGGCTGGATCTCTCGGACACAATGGTGGCCGTCGAGGGGATGCTCACCATCCTGCTCAAGGGTGCGACCAACATGGCCCCGGTTGTAGCCGAGCTGGAGATTGTCGATATCGACATCTACGATTCAATGCGCCTGGGTCTCACGGCGCTGCCGAATGCGGCGGCCGAGGCATCCGGCGGCATTGCGACACTCAGCGCCGCACAATCGAGCAACGGCACCATCCCGGCCAACATGGTAGCGATCAGCGGGGACACGACGGCCGCGGACAACCTGGAGCTGGCAACGGACGGTGGGGTCTACAACGTCGGCGGCGGCGGAATTGTCGCATCCAGCGTGACCGGCAACGTCGGTGGCAACGTTACTGGCTCCGTTGGATCGGTTACCGGCAACGTTGGCGGTAATGTAGTTGGCTCCGTTGCGTCCGTCACGGGCAATCTAGGAGGCAATGTTGTCGGCTCGGTTGCCAGCGTCACCGGCAACGTCGGCGGTAACGTCGTGGGTTCCGTTGCAAGTGTGACCGGCAACGTGTTGGGATCTGTCAACAGCGTCGTATCTGATGTAACACTCGCCAACAACAACGTCAACGCCAACACCGTATCGGATACTGCGGCGCAGGAAATTGCCAACGCGGTGTGGACGGCAAACATTGCGCAGACATATTCGGTTGGTGGTGTCCCAGCGGCAAACTGGGCCAACAATACATTCGGCGACCGGGTGGTCATCAGCGACTCGAACAACCAAAACGAGGTGGCGATCACCGGGTCCAACCACATCGCCGCGGACATCCACGAGATACAGTCTCAAGAGATCATCGACATCGCGCAGGGAGTCCTCACCGAGGCGACATCCACCAACACTGCGACATATGCTGTCGGAGACGTCGGCAACGTGCTTGGTCGGCTG